TTGGTCCGTTGATTGCAGGACACGTTCCCGTGGTGCCCGATCAATCGCGTAAAAACTTGCTTGCTGCTTTTGATAAGCGTTGTAATTACAACAGCAGCAAACGGGTGGACCCTAAAGTGATCAAAGCAAGTCTAGACTTGCTTGACAAGATATCACCTGGTGAGTGGGACCCTTTGGTCCACGATAGGTCGTTGTTCGAGAAGTGGAATAGCCAGTTTGACGTGCATAAACAAGCGCGACATGTCAAAGCGTATAAGAAAATAGACGCCATTACGGTTGGCGAGTTTTCTGACAAACAAATCTTTGTCAAGGTCGAGGCTTTGTTAAAGCGTCATGATGGTAACGCCGCTCCCAGGATAATATATCAATCGTCGGATTTGCACAACGTTCTTCTCGGTCCTGTCATGTGGCAGTGTACCAAACGGATGTTTTCTTGCTTTGAGCATGAGACTTCTGGCAAGGGCCCCAGTTACATGGGTGCTTACGCTAAGCAGTCTCCTGCCTTGGTTGAGAGGATACACCGTGCGGGCACAGATAAATCAGTGTACGTAGAGTCTGATTTTTCTAGCAATGACATGACTCAGTTGGAGGATGTGCACCTTTTGGAGATCGCCTGGTTGGCGCGTTTTGGAGCGCCCAAGTGGTTGACTAGCCTTATGCATGTGGCGAATGCGTTCAAAGGAACGAACCACAAGCACAAAGTCAAGGTTGTGATCAAGAACCAGCTTCCTACTGGTTCTCAGTCCACTACGTTTCGGAATTCGCTGTGGAATGCGTCCATCAATTACTGTTGGGCTCGGGAGCACGGTTATGAAGGAGACGTGCTTATTTTAGGTGACGACATGCTCATGAGGCTTGACAATCCTGGTTGCAGGCGGCAACAGGTGCGCAGGTCTTATGAGTATGTTTGCAAGCTTGCGGGCATGGATGCAAAGGTCCTGGTCCGCAGACACCTGAGTGAGTGCGAGTTTCTGTCTAGGCAGTTTCTTCCTGATGACCGTGGCTCCTTTGTCATGGCGCCAAAGTTGGGCAAGGCGGTAGCGCGCTTTAATGTTAGGGCATCCAGCAATGAGGCCTTGTCAGACGATGAGTATATCGCAGGCAAAGCTTTGTCCTATGCGTTTGAGTTTCGCTTCGTTAAACCCATTTGCAATCTCTTCTTGCTCAAATTTGCTGAATTTGAAATAGACGAGCCACGACTTGATGCGTTGGGGTGGAATGCCAAAGGTCAGTTTCTGGCCTTGGGCTACGCCGGCATTGAGGCTTCTAT